CGCATACACTGATGGAACCGAGCACATCACGCAGCTCAATCGCCCAGTTGAGAACAATCTGATGAAACAGATCGAGTATCTCATGGGAATGTTCTTTAGTCAGCTTGGTATTACTCAGGCGATCCTTGATGGTACCGCCGATGAAAAGACCATGCTGAACTATTACAACAGAACGATTGAGCCGATCCTTTCTGCCATCGTGGATGAGATGAATCGCAAGTTCCTTACACAGACGGCCCGGTCTCAGCGGCAGACCGTGACCTTCTTCCGTGATCCGTTCAAGCTGGTACCGGTTAATGACATCGCTGAAATCGCCGATAAGTTCACCCGCAACGAGATCATGACCAGTAATGAGATCAGACAGGTTATCGGCATGAAGCCCAGTGATGATCCGAATGCTGATGTGCTGCGGAACAAGAATCTGAGCGCTTCCTCTGAGGAGAAGCAGGCGTTACTGCCGGGTGGCTCTGGGCCGGGAACGGAAGAAACCAACAAAGATAAGGAGACAGGTCAAAATGGATAAAAAGTATGATTTCGCCGGTTGGGCGACTAAGGCAGACATGCGCTGCTCCGACGGTCGTCTGATCGCCAAGAATGCTTTTGCCCATCAGGATGGTGCCAGGGTTCCCATTGTCTGGAACCATAATCACGCTACTCCTGACAGCGTTCTTGGCTATGGCATCCTGCACAGTAAGGATGGTTCCATGCGTGTCGAATGCTTCTTCAATGACACGGATAGCGGCGTGAATGCCAGGAAGCTCGTGCTTCATGGTGATATCAATGCGCTGTCCATCTATGCCAATCAGTTGAAGGAAGAAGCAAAGACTGTGCTGCACGGTATGATCCGTGAGGTCAGTCTGGTTTATGCCGGAGCCAATCCTGGCGCGTTCATCGATTCCGTGGTTGTGCATGCCGATGGCACCACGTCCGTGGACCTTGAACAGGGCATCATCTACACCGGTGATGAAATCGAGCTTTTCACTGAGATCGAGCACTCTGAGGAAGAGAAGAAGACTGATGAAGTGGAACATGCCGATGACTCCGGTGACAAGAAAGGCGAGGAAGAACCCAAGCCTGAAGCTAAGAAAGAGGACGATAAGTCTGACAATAAAAAGTCCATCCAGGACGTTCTTGATACTCTGAATGAAGAGCAGAAGAATGCCGTGGCTTATCTCCTCGATAACGTCGTCAATCCCGACGACGAACCTTCCGAGGGGCCTGAAGACAAGGGCTCCGAGGTCAAACACAATTCCGAAACGGAAGAGGAGGAAACCGAAATGAAGCGTAATATCTTCGATCAGGAAACCCAGAACAAGGACGAGGCCGTACTCTCCCATGCGGACGGTATGGAGATCGTCAAGCTCGCCAAGAGCTATGGCGGCGGTTCTCTGAAGGCCGCTTATGCCGCTTTCATCGATGAAAAGAAGAGCACCCTGTCCCATGCCGACGGCGATAACGACCTGGGCGTCAAGAACATCGCCCAGCTGTTCCCGGAGTACAAGGACCTCAAGCCCGGCGCTCCCGAGCTGCTGACCACCGACCAGGGCTGGATCGGCAAGGTGCTGGCGAAGGTTCACAAGAGCCCCATTAGCCGCATTCGCACCCGCCAGGCCGACGTTCGTGACATCACCAATCGTCGTGCGAAGGGCTACAAGAAGGGCACTCAGAAGACCGATGCCGGCAACATCGAAATCATCGGCCGCACTTCTGATCCTACCACGGTATTCATCCGCTCCAAGCTGAACCGTGACGACATCATCGATATCACCGATTTCGATATCGTCGCCTACATGTACAGCCTGGATCGCATGAACCTGAACGAGGAACTGGCCCGTCAGATCACAATCGGTGATGGCCGCAACGGTGATGAGCAGAACAGCGAAGCCATCGATCCCACCAAGATTCGCCCGATCTGGCTGGATGATGAGCTGTATTGCATGCATCGGACCGTGGACATTGAGGCCATGCGCACCGAGCTGACTGGCACCAATTCCACCGCCAACTTCGGCGAGAACTATGTGTATGCCGAGGCGATCATCCAGACCCTGCTGTATGCTCGTGAGAAGTATAAGGGTTCCGGCAATCCCGACTTCCTGTGCACGCCTCACCTGGTGAACGTGATGCTGCTGGCCCGTGACCTGAACGGTCGTCGGATCTATGACAACATCAACGAGCTGAAGGCTGCGCTGAATGTCAATGAGATCATCACCGCTGAGCAGTTCGAGGGTAAGACCCGTACTGCCACTGTGAGTGGCGCTGAGAAGGAATTCGAGCTGCTTGGCCTGCTGGTGAACTTTGCTGACTACAGCCTGGGCGCCACCAAGGGCGGCGAAATCACCCATTTCAACCAGTTCGACATCAACTTCAACCAGGAAATCAGCCTGCTGGAAACCCGCTGCTCCGGTGCTCTGACCCGTCCCTTCTCCGCTATCGCGTTGGAGACTGAGGTTGCCTGATCTGAGGTGAACCGTCAAAATGGCAAAGTTTTACGGTACGGTCGGTTATGCTGAGACGCAGGAAACGAGGCCCGGCATTAACGAAGAAGTCGTCACTGAGCGCAATTACGCCGGTGACGTTTTTCGTAATACCAGAAAACTCGAAGCCGGCGAAAGTATAAACGACAATGTGGTTGTAAACAACAGCATCAGCATTGTTGCCGACCCGTATGCCTATAAGCACTTCTTTGCCATTCGTTATGTCAAGTGGATGGGGGTTGTCTGGAAGGTCACGAATGTGGAAGTCCAGAGCCCCCGTCTGCTTTTAACGATTGGGGGTGTCTATAATGGGCCAACGGGTTGATTTGCATGAAATTCTGTGCGCCATCCTTGGCTCCAGAAACGTCTACTTCCAACCGCCCACCGGATTCAAGATGACCTATGACTGTATTGTGTATAAGAGGGAAAAAATCGACAGTCGCTTTGCGAACAATAAGCCCTATCATCATGCCAATCGGTATTCGGTCACCGTGATCTATCGAGATCCTGAATCCCCCATTCCCGGAAAGATTGCCGAGCTGCCGATGTGCGTACATGATCGCTACTTCAGCAGTGACAATCTGCATCATGATGTTTTCACACTCTACTACTAATTAAAGGAGGACTAAATCATGCCTACTGCTCGTTTGACCTGGGACGAGGCCGAAAATCGCAAGTATGAGTATGGCGTATCTCAGGGTGTCCTGTTTGTCATGGAAGACGATGGCACCTATGGTGAGGGCAAGGCCTGGAACGGCCTGACCAACGTCACCGACCAGCCCGAAGGCGCCGACATCAACAAGATGTACGCCGACGGCATCTACTATGCCGGTATCCGCGGCGCTGAAGAGTATCACGGCAGCATCGAGGCCTACACCTATCCCGATGAGTTCGCCGAGTGCGACGGCTCCGCGCAGCCCATTCCCGGCATGTTTGTCGGCCAGCAGAACCGCAAGAAGTTCGGCCTGTCCTGGCGTTCCGAGATCGGCAATGCCAACACCGACAAGCTGGGCTACAAGATTCATGTCGCGTATGGTCTGAGCGCTTCTCCCACCGAGAAGGCTTATGACACCGTGAATGACTCTCCCGAAGCCAATCCCTGGAGCTGGGATGCCGAAGGCACTCCCGTGCCGATGACCGGCTACAAGCCCACCGCCAAGCTGGAGTTTGACTCCACCAAGCTGGGTGCCGCGAAGATGGCTGCTCTGGAGGACATTCTGTATGGTTCCGCCACTGCCGCTTCCCGTCTGCCCACCCCCAACGAGATCCTGACCGCCCTTCAGGCTGTCACTGGTACCTGATCTCGGATCACAGTAAACGGTTGAGCCGGCGATAGAGCCGGAGGGATACACCATTGGGTGACGCCGGAGGGGACGCCACCCGTTCTTTATTTGAAAGGAGAAATGAAAGATGCTTAAGAAGACGATTACCTATACCGATTACGATGGCAATGAGCGCACCGAGGATTTCTTCTTCAACCTGTCCAAGGCGGAAGTGTTGGAGATGGAAATGGGCGTCAATGGCGGCATGACCAAGCTGATTCAGCGCCTGGTCGCCGAGCAGGACATGGAGCGCATCTCCAAGACCTTCAAGGAGATCATCATGAAGGCCTATGGCGAGAAGTCCCTGGATGGCAAGTATTTCGAGAAGTCTCCCGAACGCTCCCTGCGGTTCTCCCAGACGGAGGCCTATTCCGAGCTGTTCCTGGAGCTGCTCGATCCCGAGAAAGCCGCCGCGTTCATCAATGCTATCCTGCCCCAGGATGCTGTTGCGCAGGCAGCCGCTGCCAATAATGCTCCCAAGCCCTCAAACCTGGTCCCCGTGGAATAAGGTCGTGCGCTGAATGCTTCAGGTCACGATACCGGGGTATGAATGGTTCGACGAAAAAACCAACAGCTTCGGTCAGACCAAGGATACAACGTTGCAGCTGGAGCATTCGTTGGTTTCCATTCACAGATGGGAGCAGAAATGGAACAAGCCGTTCCTGGGAAAGGACCCCAAAACTACCGAAGAATGCGTTGACTATATTCGCTGCATGACGCTGACGCAGCATGTTGATCCGGCTGTCTATAACGGTATCACGAATGCTGTGATGGAGCAGATCAACAACTATATCGAAGCGCCGATGACGGCGACGTGGTTCAGCGACAAAGATAAACAAGGGCCTATCCATCGAGAGGTCATTACATCCGAAGTAATTTACTATTGGATGATTTCACTCAACATCCCCTGGGAATGCCGTAAATGGCACCTTAATACATTGCTGACGCTCATTCGCGTCTGTAACGCGAAGAATGCGCCGAAGAAGAAACAGAACCGGCGTGAAGCGATGGAACAGCGCACCGCAATGAATAAGGCCCGCCGTGCACGGCTGAACAGCAAAGGATAACGGAGAAAGGAGGTGAGGGCCGTGATCCGGATCAAACATAGAGGCAATTTCCGGAATACGGAAAGATTCTTTGCGCAAGCCCAAAAGGCTACGCCAAGACAGATTCTTGAGCGGTATGGTCAGGCCGGTGTCACGGCTCTCGCCTCCGCAACTCCGGTTGAATCCGGAGAAACAGCAGCCGCCTGGAGCTATGAAATTGTCGAGAACTCCGACGGCTATTCTATTTTTTGGAATAACTCCAATATCAACAAGGGCGTTAATATTGCGGTCATTCTGCAATACGGCCATGGTACTGGAACGGGTGGTTATGTGGAGGGGATCGATTATATCAATCCCGCACTGCGCCCGATTTTTGACCAACTTGCCGATGAAGCCTGGAGGGAGGTAACGTCGTGAGTAACAATGTCGATAAGCGCGTTGTTGAGATGCAATTCGATAACAAACAGTTTGAAGATGGCATCCAGGAAAGTGTTAAGTCGCTTGATAATCTGAAAAAAGGGCTTGACTTAGAAAAATCGGCAAAGGGACTCGAAGCGATCGACAAGGCCGCCAGCAAAATCGATTTTTCCCGATTGGCTGATGCCGCCACGTCCGTTGCGGATCGTTTCTCCTTCATGGGCAACCTTGTCCAGAATGTCTATAACCGGATCGGTGATGCGGCTTTGAATGCCGCGTCGAAGGTGAAGAACTTTGTTGAATCCCTGACGATCGACCCGGTAAAGACTGGTTTGCAGGAATACGAAACTCAGATCGGTTCTATCCAGACGATTCTTTCCAATACCTATGATTCCATGGCGAAGAAAGGTATTACCGATGAAGGCGAACGAGTCGCCATTATCAATGACCGTTTGGATCAGCTGAATCATTACGCAGATAAAACTATTTACAACTTTACCCAGATGACGGAGAGCATCGGTCGATTTACTGCGGCCGGTGTCGATCTGGATACTTCTGTCGCGGCCATTCAGGGTATCGCGAACCTTGCCGCTGTTTCCGGCTCGAATGCCGAACAGGCCAGCAACGCGATGTATATGCTGTCTCAGGCTATGTCCGCTGGTACGGTAACTGCCTATCAGTGGAACAGTGTCATGCGCGCCGGTATGGGCGGTGAGGTATTCCAGAAAGCCATTCTCCGAAATGCGAAAGCCATGGGTAAAACTGTCGAGGTTACTGAAGAAACCATCGGCAAAAACGGAAAGAAGGTCAAGAAGAAGGTTCAGAAGACAGTTCAGGAAATCGTTGATGAAATGGGCTTCAAGGAATCCCTTTCCAAAGGCTGGTTTACTTCTGATCTTCTGTCCGCTACGCTGGATCAGTTCTCCTGGGACTTTGAGGAGATGGCCAAACAGGCCGGATATACCAAGGAGAACATTGAGGAAGGTGTCGCAGCTATGAAGGAGCTGAAGCGCGGCGAATTGCTCGCCCAGGGCTTCACTCCTGAGGAAGCGGATGAAATGATCCGTCTGGCTGAAGATGCAACCAATGCTGCTACCAAGGTTAAAACCTTTACGCAGCTGTTTGATACGCTGAAGGAAGCCGCTCAGTCCGGTTGGACGGAGACCTGGCGTTATATCATCGGTGACTTTGAGGAAGCAAAAGAGCTTCTGACGAGCATCAGTGATTTCTTCGGCAACGTTATTGGCGAATCTGCCGAGGCGCGAAACAAGATTGTAAAGCAGTGGAAAGAGCTTGGCGGCCGCGATGAGCTGATCCAGAGCTTCTGGAACATTGTTTATGCGATCCAGAATATCGTCGGTCTTGTTCGCGAGGAATTCCAGAAAATCTTCCCGCCGAAGACCGGTCAGCAGCTCTTTGACATGACCAAAGGATTCCGTGAGCTGACCGATCGTATCAAGGCGTTTACTGAAAACGAAGAAAAGATGGGCAAGATCCGCCGCATCATCGCCGGTATGGCGAATGGGCTGGATATCGTCCGTCAGGTTATCGGCGGCGTTTGGGATATTGCCAAGCAAGTGATCGGCTACGTTTCTCCATATGCCGGCGGCTTGGTTGAGCTGATCGCCCAGGGTGCCGATAAGATTACCGAATTCAATCAGCATCTGAAAGAGACTGGTGGAATTCAGAAAGTCGTCGAAAAGGTTGTCGCGTTCATCAAGAAGATGATCGACAGCGTTAAGCAATTCATTCAGACTGCGAAGGATCTTTTCAGCAATGGTCCGGAAGGGATCATCGGCAAGCTGAAAGAGTGGTTCAGCCACTTCTCCGGCATCGGTGAAAAGATCAGCAAGTTCTTTGACGGCAACAACATCCTTAAAAGCATCAAAACCTTCTTCTCCGGTATCATCGACAGCATTAAGAACTTCGCCACCAACATGGACGGCGCGGATCTGGCTGTGATCATCGGCGCTGTTCTTGGCGGCGGACTGGTCCTGAAGATCATGAAATTCATCAAGGGTTTGAAGGACATCAAGAAGAAGCTGGTCGGTGGCATTGAGGATATTTCCGAAAGTATCACCGATACACTGTCCTCCTTCAAGCAGAAGAAGGATATTACTAAATCGATTCTCAACATTGCCGCGTCTCTCGCTCTGATTGCCGGTGCGCTTTACATCGTTGCCAAGATCGATCCGAATCGTTTGGGCGATGCGATCCTCACCATGGGCATCATGCTGACGGCGATTACTGCATTTGCTTTTATTCTTAGCAAAATCAAGCTTAAGAATGCTGCCGGCCTGGCCGTAACAAGCATTGGCTTGATGATGCTCGGCGGAGCGATGCTGATCTTCGCCGGAGCAATCGAGCGGATCGGCAAGCTGGACGACAAGACCCTTGTCAAGGGTATTGCCGGACTCGGTGCCGTCTTGCTGGAGCTGACCATCTTTATGGCGCTCACCAAGAAGGCCAAGATGGGTGTATTTAAGGGTACCGGCCTTGTGCTGCTCGCCGCAGCCATCAGTATCTTTGCCAGAGCTGTCGAAAAGATCGGCGGCATGGATACTGGCACGATTGTAAAGGGTGTTGCCGGCCTTGGCGCTGTACTGCTTGAACTGGCTGTGTTCCTGGCCCTGACAAAGAAGGCTAAGATGGGCATCTTCAAGGGTGCCGGATTGATCCTGTTGGCGGTTTCGCTGAATTTCTTCGCGAATGCGATCCAAAAGATTGGCAATCTTGAAACCAATACGATTGTCCGCGGTGTGGCAGGTCTGGGTGCTGTATTACTCGAACTGGCCGTGTTCCTTGCTCTGACCAAGAAAGCCAAACTCGGCGTCTTCAAGGGCGTCGGACTGATCCTGCTCGCCGTGTCGATCAACATGTTTGCTAACGCAATTCAGAAGATCGGCGGTATGCAGACGGATACTATCGTCCGTGGCATTGCCGGACTCGGTGCCGTCTTGATGGAGCTTGGAGTCTTCCTTGCTCTGACCAAGAAAGCTAAACTCGGCGTCTTCAAGGGCGTTGGTCTGATCCTGCTCGCCGTGTCGATCAATATGTTCGCCAATGCGATCAAGAAGATCGGCAATTTGGAGACCGGTACGATCGTGAAGGGGATCACTGGTTTAGGCGCTGTGCTGCTCGAACTGGCTGTATTCCTGGCCCTTACTAAGAAAGCCAAACTCGGCGTCTTTAAGGGCGCTGGACTGATCCTGATGGCAGTATCCATCACGATGTTCGCCAACACGATTGAAAAGATTGGCAATCTGGATACCGGCTCCATCATCAAAGGTCTTGTCGGCCTTGGCGTGGTTCTGCTTGAGTTGGCCGCGTTCATGGCCATGGTCAAGAAGACGAATTTCGGCGTATTCAAAGGCGCGGGCATGATCCTGATGGCCATTTCGCTGAACTCCTTTGCCGAGACGATCGCTAAGATCGGCAAACTGAAAACTAAAACGATCATCAAAGGCATTGCCGGACTTGGGCTTGTGCTGCTTGAAATTGCGGCGTTCATGAAGATCATGAACAAGACCAAGGTGACCGGTATTACCAAGTCGATTGTCATGCTTGGCATCATGGCGCTCTCCATGCAGGTGTTTGTTAAAGCACTGAAGCATCTGGAAGGCGTTGAGCTCGATACGATGATGGGCTTCTCCACATCGTTCGGCATCGCGTTGCTGTCCCTGTCCGCGTCAATGCTGCTCATCAGCAAGGTTCCGGTTGGAGCTGCGCTTGCAGGCATTGCCAAGCTTGGTTTAATCGCTGCCGGTATTATTGCCCTGATGGCTGTCTTTGGGGCTGCGGAACAGGCATGGAGTGTTTCTTCCTATATCGATAGCTTCGGTGATATGACCGAGTCTATCGGTCGTGCAATCGGTCGGTTTGTTGGTGGGCTGGGCGCCGGCGTTATGCAGGGGCTGAACTTGCCGCAAATCGGAACTGATCTGTCCAACTTTATGACTAACATCCAGCCTTTCCTGGATGGATGCAAGGGCGTAGATGAATCCGTTAAGACTGGCGTCGGTAACCTGGCTTCCGCGATCATCGCGATTGGCGGCGCTGAGATTGTTTCCGCTATCTCTTCCTGGTTTGTCGGCGATAATCCGATCAGTCAGTTCGCTGACGATATTGGCATCATTGCTACAGCACTGAATAACTTCGCTTCCAGCATCAGCGGTTTCACCGAAACGGATAATGCCAACCTTACCAATGCGACGAATGCTGCGAAGGGTCTGGCAGAGCTTGTGAAGGCTGTTCCGTGGGAGGCTCCTGAATGGGCGAAGGCTATTGTTGGCAGTAAGAATGTAGAAGGCTTTGCGGATGACGCCGCTACGTTGGCGACTGCATTGCTGAACTATGCCACAAACATTGCCGGATTCAGTGCTTCCGTCAGCGAAGCGGATGTGACAAACTCTACCAATGCTGCGAAAGCCCTCGTCGAGCTTCAGCAAGCCTTACCTGCCGAAGGCGGATGGATTCAGAACCTTCTTGGTATCAAAGATCTTTCCGTGTTTGGCGATCGTGTGCCTGGCTTTGCCAAGGGCATGAAGGCTTATGCTAAAGAGATCAGTGGATTTACTTCCACCGTATCCCAGACTGACATCGATAACTCTACGAACGCCGCAAAGGCTCTGATCGGGCTGGAGAATTCGCTTTCCGGCGAAGGTGGCGTGTTGCAGCAGCTTCTCGGTGTGAAAGATCTTACCAGCTTTGCTGACAAGGTTCCCGGCTTTGCTGCTGGTATGAAAGCTTATGCTAAAGAAATTACCGGCTTCAGCTCTGCTGTCAGTCAGGCGGACATTGATAATTCCACCAATGCTGCAAAAGCGTTGATTGCGTTGGAAGGCTCTCTGTCTGGTGAAGGTGGTGTGTTGCAGGATATTCTTGGCGTAAAAGATCTGACCAGCTTTGCCGAGAAGGTACCCGGCTTTGCTTCGGGTATGAAGGCTTATGCTAAAGAGATCAGTGGATTCAGTTCTACTGTGTCTGATGCCGATATTACCAATTCCACCAATGCCGCAAAGGGTCTGGTTGAGCTTCAGAACGCTTTGCCGTCTGAAGGTGGTTGGTTGGATGGCATCATCGGTGTGAAGGATCTAACCAGCTTTGCTGAGAAGATTCCGAGCTTTGCAGCCGGAATGAAAGCCTATGCCGAACAAATTACTGGATTCAGTTCTTCTGTGACGGAAGCCGACATCACCAATTCTACCAATGCTGCTAAGGCGCTGGTTGAGCTTCAGAACGCTTTGCCTGCTGAGGGTGGGCTTCTGGATAGTTTGCTTGGCATCAAAGATCTCTCGTCTTTTGCTGAGAAATTACCAGGCTTTGCTACTGGTATGATGGCCTACGCTGCGCAGATTACGGGCTTCAGTTCTTCTGTGACAGAAGCCGACATCACCAATTCCACGAATGCCGCGAAGGCGTTGGTTGAGCTTCAGAACGCTCTTCCGGCTGAAGGCGGTATCTTGGACAGCCTCTTGGGTATTAAGGATCTCTCTACGTTTGGTGAGCGCATTCCTGGCTTTGCAGCCGGTATGCTTGCTTATGCAACTGAGATTTCCGGCTTTTCGGCCACTGTGTCCGAGGCTGACATCACTAACTCTACAAATGCTGCAAAAGCGCTTATTGAACTCCAGAATGCTTTGCCTGCTGAGGGCGGACTTCTGGATAGTCTGTTTGGCATTAAGGATCTTGGTGCTTTCGCAGAAAAGATCCCAGGCTTTGCAGCCGGTATGCTCGCTTATGCGACTGAGATTTCTGGGTTTACTGCAACTGTGTCTGAAGCCGATATTACAAATTCCAATAATGCCGCTAAAGCTTTGATCGATCTCCAGAATGCTCTTCCGGCTGAAGGAGGTTTGCTTGATAAGCTGCTCGGTATTAAAGACCTTGGAACTTTTGCTGAGCGCATTCCAGGCTTCGCCGCCGGCATGATCGCCTACGCGAATGAAATCTCCGGTTTCAGTACATCGGTAACTCAGGATGACATCACTAATTCGACTAACGCGGCTCTGGCTCTTGCCGGACTCGCAAATTCTATTCCTGCCGAAGGCGGCTGGGTTCAGACAATTCTTGGCCAGCAGGACCTTGGCGCTTTCGGTGAAAAGTGTGCTCAACTTGGCACAGGCCTTGCTTCTTTCGCTTCCAACATTGGTGCGGTCAGCACTACGCAGACTTCCAATGCGATTGAAGCTATGGGATTGATTACTCAATTTACCAACGGTCTGAACAGTGAGGGTGGCGTCTTCAACGCCATTGGAGAGTTCTTCGGCGGTCAGCAGGACATTGTTGGATTATCTGAAAAGATGGCTACAGTCGGTACTAATCTGGCAACCTTTGCTACTCAGCTTGCCGGGGCTGACTTCTCTAATACGGAAGCGGCTACGCAGTTGATGACTGATATGCAAACCTTCATCGGAACTTTGGAAACCCAAGGTGGTGTATGGAGTGATATCGGTGAGTTCTTTGGAGGAAGCAAAGACATTGTTGGATTATCCTCGACGATGGCCTCCTTCGCTAACAATTTCAGCACGTTTGCTCTCGGAATCACAGGAGCTTCTCAGGCTGCTACTGATTTCGCAACTGTCCAAACGATTGTAAATGCTTTCACCGACCTTGCAAGCTCCATTAAGGAAGGAAACGTTGATACTTGGGACATTGAGTATGCCGCTGAATTGATGGCAGACTCTTTCGTTACCACAATGGCAACAACGATTTCCAACGGTGGCGAACGGGTCGGCGCTGCTGCTGTTACCCTTTCGTCTTCTGGTACAACCGCTGCTCAAGCGACTTATCGTGTATGGTACATGACTGGTCAGAATCTTGGTAAAGGTCTTGCTAATGGTATTGCCGCTATGGCCGGTTCTGTAAGGCGAGCCGCAACCAATGCTGCTGCCGGCGCGACCAGAGCAATTCAGATCACCTGGTCTGTCCACTCTCCTTCGAGAGTTGGTTATGGCTTGGGTATGAACTTCGATCTGGGTATCGCCGGTGGTCTCGATCGTTATTCCAAGGTTGTGAGCCAGAGCGCAGAAGGTATTGGTGAAAATGCTGTCGATTCCGCGAAAACCATGCTGAGAGGCGTGGATGGAAGCGTATTCGACTACATCGATCCGAATCCGACCATTCGTCCCGTACTGGATTTGAGTGGCGTGCGCGAAGGCGTCAGAACGATTGGCGGACTGCTTAACTCGGATCAGATCGTAAATAGCGGTCTGTTCCAGGGGCTTAACTTCAATAGAGGAGTTAATTCTCTGAACTTTGATGGGGCCCGCATTGCCGGCGGTTTGAACAATAAGGATGTTGTATCCGAATTGCAAACGCTGGCGGCCAGATTTGACGAAATGAATGAAGCACTTACGCACATGCAGGTTGTTCTTGATTCCGGAGAACTGGTTGGAGCCACTTCCAGTAAAATGGATAGCGCTCTTGGCACTCAAGCAATGAGGAAAGGAAGGGGGAATTAAATGTACCACTCGATCACAATCGGTAACAAAAACACTTGGGACGATTGGCATTTAATTCCCGCCACTCGTCCTCTTTTTAATCCGCCTACCGTAAAAACCAACATGGTGAACATCCCTGGCGGGGACGGTGTACTCGATTTGACCACCGCCCTCGCTGGGCGTCCAACCTATAACAACCGAACCGGCTCCTGGACCTTCTATGTCCAGAACGGATTCAAGGACTGGTCGGCGCTTTATAGCGAGATCATGGTCTATCTTCATGGCCAGGAATTCAAGGCCATTCTGGAGGATGACCCGGCTTATTACTATGAAGGGCGTTTCTCTGTCAATCAGTGGAAGTCCGACAAGGATTGGTCGCAGATCGTTATCGATTATAACGTCGGCCCTTACAAGAAGGAAATCAACAATACCGGTTCAGACTGGTTGTGGGACCCGTTCAACTTTGAAACGGGAATCATCCGCAACTATAAGAACCTGTCCGTTCTCACATCGCTGACTGTGGTGGTGGAAGGTGACATGATGGATTCTATTCCCGTTATCATCTGCTCTGCTTCCGGCATGAGCGTGCGGTATGAGGGAACCACCTACAGCCTTTCCAAGGGAGCGAATACCAATCCCAACATCGTGCTGCACAGCGGCGATAACACGCTGATCTTTTATGGTCAGGGGACCATTACCATTGAGAATACTGGAGGTCGGTTGTAAATGTTCTACATCTACGCCAATGGCAAGTCCATTTATCAGCCGATGGACAACACGCTTTCGCTGTTCAGTCCCAAGCTCACGCTGGAGATGGGCAAAGCTGGTTCGCTCCAGTTCCAGATTCCTCCGAGCAATAAATACTACAATGCTCTTCCGCAGCTGACGACTACGATCACTGTGGAAATGGATGACATTGAGATCTTCCGTGGTCGCGTGCTTACCAACAACCGGAATTTCAATAATGTCCGGACTATCTACTGCGAAGGCGATCTGGCCTATCTGGTTGACAGCGTTCAGAAAGCTGAGAAGTACGACGGCAAAGCGCACGCACTGTTCCGTAAGATCATTGCCGCGCATAACGCCAGAGTGGAAGCATCCAAGCGGTTCACTGTCGGCAACATTACAGTGGAAGATCGGGACGTGCTGCTGACCGGTAAGTCCGATGACATCCAAGATGTCGAAACCGGCAAGTTCGATTACAAGCAGATCGCTATCAATTCCATTGCGGACGAATGGCAGAACACTTTCGATTTCATCGAAACCTGTCTGATCGACTACACCGGCGGCTATCTTCGGACTCGCCGTCAAAATGGAGTTACCTATGTCGACTTGCTGGCCGATTATGGCACGACCGCCACTCAGGACATCGAATTTGGCAAGAATCTTCTGGATTTGACTGAAGAGGTGTCGGCTGAGGATGTATTCACGGTGCTGATCCCGCTCGGCGATGAGAACCTGACCATCGAATCCGTAAACAACGGCAGCGATGAGCTGGTGGATGCCACCGCGGTGGCCCGTTATGGCCGCATTGTCAAGACCCATGTCTTCGACAGCGTGAACGATCCAAACACGCTTCTTGAGAATGGTCAGCGGTTCCTGGCAAGCAACGTGAATGTACCGGTGACGATCACCGTGAAAGCGGTGGACATGCACCTGGTCGATCCGAATGCCAGCCCGATCTTTGTTGGGGATAAGGTTCATGTTACGTCCGTTCCTCACGACATGCTCGATACGCTGACTTGTACCAAGATCGAGTACGACATGGAGAACCCCGCCAATAACACCTACACCTTTGGCACTCCGAAGCAGAGCCTGACCGAACGTTATCGCAAAGATAAAGCAAAGCAGGACAGCGAGCAGAGCCATGGTGGCGGAGGAGGAGGCGGTGGCGGTGGTGGTGCCGGTGATGCTGCTTCCGAAGAAGCGCAGAAGAAGCTGGATGAATTCTTTGATGCATGGATCAATGTAGACAAAGAAGCCGCCCATATCGACCTTGGAACACTTTATAAGAAATATGATCAGGACCGGCAGACGCTGGAATCTTCCTGTGGCATTTCTCTGGACGCTCCGACCGGCAACATCAACATCAAAACTCTGCGCAAAGAGTTTGATGATATGGGCCAGGTTCAGAAGGAACAGTCTGCATACATTGACTTGCTTAACAATGAGCTCGGAGCTCGCATTGATCTGGTCGCTTCTCAGCATCAGACGTTGGCGGATCTGGAGTCTTCGCATTATGCGGCATTGATGATTTCCGCTAATGACCAGGAGTCCAAAATCGCCGCGAATACTGAGAACATTAAGAAGCTCGATGGCCAGATGACCGAATCCCGAACGAGCATCACTCAGCTTTCAAACGATTTGAAGGCTCAGATTGCGTTGGAGGCAGAGCATAAGAAATCGCTGGATAGTCAGATCACCACGACAAAGACGAGTATTCAGAGCGTCGCCAATGATCTTGAAGCTCAGATCAAACTGGAGGCCAGCCATCATAGTTCTCAAGGAACCAAGATTGCATCGATCGAAACCAAGGCCAACGCAAATGAATCCAGTATTAAACTGAAAGCCAATAAGACCTACGTTGATTCTGAGATTCTTTCCGTGACCGGTAAGATCGAAGCTGCCGAAGCAAAGATCATTACGATGGAAGCCGTTAAAGCTGAAATCGAATCGATCGTGGCAAAGAAGATTGAAGCATCCCATGCAGATATTTCCTGGCTTACCTCAAAGTCTATTACTTTGCAGGTTGGCGTATACGCACCGTATGTTCGGGCCAGTAAGGAGCTGACTGTGGGCGGTAAAGCTGCTGCTACACAGGAATGGACTAACGGTAAACTTGCCGACTATGCTACGCAGAAGTGGGTTACGGATAAAGGTTATCTGACTGGTATTCCCAGCACTTGTAATGCTGCTACAGGCTTTTATGCTCCGTACATTCGTGCAACAAGCGGAATGTCGGTCGGCGGCAAAGCTGTTGCAACGCAGGAATGGGTTAATGCTCAGCTTGCGAATTATGCAAAATCGGATCATACACATTCTGGTTATGCTTCCAGTACGCATACGCATGCCTGGAGCGCAATTACCGGTAAGCCAAGTTCCTTTACGCCTTCTTCTCATAGGCATAGCTTCAGCGGCAGCACTACTATTGCTATTGGTCACACTCATAAAGTTACTGTTAGTGGGAAGTCCTATACTTCCGGAGGTATGTCCACCAACTATTCTAAGTCTGTCAGTATTTCTGGCAATACCGGATACAATTAAGGAGGATTATCGAATGTTGACCCTTTACGACTTCGGGATGGAAATCACCCAGATTCGTGAAGCTGCTGATAGCATTGAGATCAAAGGGGCTGCAAATGCGGCCCGTATTGTGCTTATCACAGATAAGTGCAATGAACTGATTCAAGCTATCAATGAGGCTTCCGAATATGCCGCCAGCAATCCTCCTGTCGGTCAAAATGGAGAAGATGCTCTGCAAGTTGAGCTCCAGACCGATGATACCATTGTGGAGGAGGAAGGTGAGATGAATGGCGAGCCGGATTCAGGAACTGCTCCATGAGATCGAAATCGCCATTTACGGCGAACAGGTTCGTGGAGCAATTCATGATGCGATAGAAGAATGCTATACGGATGTTTCTACGGCAACCACTTCCTGTGATGCTGCTACCGCCTCTGCCAACCAGGCCGCATCCAACGCTAATGCACAAACGGCTTTGGCTCAGACAGCGACCACGAATGCCAATAATGCTGCATCTGCTGCCAATACGGCAGCGGGTTCGGCCAATACGGCTGCTCAGGCGGCAAATGATGCCGCTGATCGAGTTGATACCGCGATCGCCAGTGCTAATACAGCAGCAACGAATGCGAACCAGAAAGCGACCGCCGCGAATACCGCCGCTATCGATGCCAACTCTGCAAAAGATGCGGCCACGTCCGCTGCCAATGCTGCCAATGCTGCTGCGCTGTCCGCGAATACTGCCGCGGACAATGCAGACACAAAGGCGGCCTTAGCTAATACCAAAGCCGGTTTGGCCGATTCGGCGGCGATCAGCGCTAATGCGGCAGCTCAGTCTGCGAATACAGCCGCTGGTGCAGCTAACACTGCGAAGACCAATGCTGATAATGCGACTGATGCGGCGAACGCCGCTGCCGCTTCGGCAACGACTGCGACAACTCAGGCGAATACCGCACGTGATGCAGCCAACAGCGCCGCATCCGATGCCAACACAGCTGCCGGCTTGGCTAATACTGCCGCAACCGCCGCGACAACGGCCGCAAATCAGGCCAATGCTTCAAAGACAGCTGCTGATAATGCCGCTGATGCCGCCAATACCGCGGCAAGCGCGGCCAATACTGCGAAGACGAATGCCGATACCGCGACGAATGCGGCTAATACCGCTGCTGGTTCTGCAACGCAGGCTGCATCCGATGCTCGTACAGCGGCTACAGATGTAACTACCGCGATTGGTAACTGCAATACAGCGGCGACGAATGCCAATACCAAAGCCGGTGAGGCGGAACAGGCAGCAAGCAGCTGTAATACAGCCGCCACAAGCGCTACCGCTGCGGCAACGCAGGCAAG